CGCCGTGACCTCTGTAGCCGAAGTAAGCCTGGGTGGGTTAGTCGCCATCGGCTCGGCGCAAGTCATGCCTCTCGGTCCTATTCGTGACTGTTTAGGATTTGCAGGAGAGAGGGCGCTGTCGAGGAGCAGCAGGCGAGGGGTTGGGCACCTCATCCTCACTTATTATGCTTCATTCGTCTATTGGCTAGGACACTCGCCTCTCAAGCGGGAAAGAGGAGATCGATACTCCTATGAAGCACCATTTATGTGTCCCTGGTGTAGGTGATCCGCACGTCGGCTTGAAGTACCGAAGGACTTAGTTTGATTCTAAGGGGACGCACCATGGGCGCATGGACAAATAGGTAAAGTCAGTCGGCTCAAACCCGTAAGTTTTCTCGGTTCGAATCCGAGTGCGCCTACCAATTTGCTGGGGTAGTGTAATGGAAGCACCCGAGTTTGTGGAACTCGGAGCCTAGGATCGATACCTAGTCCCAGTACCATTCGCCGCAATAGCACAGAGGTAGTGCATTCCCATGGTAAGGGAAAGGTCGTAGGTTCAATTCCTACTTGCGGCACCAGTTACGCCGGTTTAGTATAATGGCATTACAGTGGTTTCGTAGTCCTCTGATAGCGGTTCGATTCCGTTAACCGGCACCATTACTTGACATTCCTTTTCGAATGTGATAGGATTAGACATAATGTGAAAGGAAAAGGAATGAATAAGGTTTGGATTTTTGATATTGACGGCACTCTTGCTGATAACGAACATCGTATGCACCATCTTGATAATGGTAAAAAGGAATGGGATGCGTTCTTTTCAAAGCAGCATTTGGATGAGCCTTATCAGCCTGTAATCGATGTGTTACACGCTTTGGCTAATGATCGTCCGGGTGATAAGGTGATTATCGTTACTGCCCGTGATGAGCGTTTTCGTGAGGATACTTTAGAATGGGTCAATAAGCATATCCCGTGGATGTCCCACGATGATATGTATATGCGTCCTTTCGGCTTTCGTGGTAATGATGACCTTTTGAAGGTTGCGATTATCAAGAATTGGCTTGCTGCTAACCCTGGTTATACTGTTGGTGCAATGTTTGATGATCGTCACCGTATCATCGATGCCTGTCGTGCCGAAGGCTGGTATACTTTCGAGTGTAACCAGTCTCGTAAGGAGTTTTGAAATGATTGACTTGACAAAAGAAGGTAAACAGTTTATAGTGTTTATCAAAGATGGTAGCAATACATACCAGACTTCTTTTAGAAACTGGAAAGATACAGAAAGTTTCATTGCTACTTGTAGAGGAGTTTCAAAGATTGTGTCGGTGGAGTCCTATGAGATTCCACTGACAGGTTTAAAAGTTGCTGTCCCTTAGCTCAAAGGTAGAGCAATCGCTTGATAAGCGATAGACGATGGATCGATACCATCAGGGACAACCAATATGCCGAGACCGCCTGAGTGGACGGGCACCCGACTGTAAATCGGACGCTTATAGCACGGTAGGTTCGAACCCTACTCTCGGCACCATCTTTGTTCGGGGATAGTTTAATTGGTAGAACGGCAGATTTTGGTTCTGTCTATCAGGGTTCGAGTCCTTGTCCCCGATCCAATCTATATAATGGAGTGAATCCATAGTAAGAGATATTTATGCACCATGCTTTGATCTTTAGTATTTGTGAAAACTTCAACAAAAGATTACCAGGCGGACATAGAATTGCCACCCATCTGAGACAAGAAGGATGGGATGTTGAGGTCATTGACTGGGCCAACTTCTTTGAATTGGATGAACTAAAAGAAATATGTAGATCACGAATATCCAACAAAACTGTATTTGTTGGATTTAGTGCTTTTATGAGTTATTGGGATCCAAACTTAGAATTATTCTGTCAATGGGTTACAGAAAATTATCCTGATGTAACGATCATTCTAGGTGGTCAAAGTTCACCAAGAATGAAAACGAATTATATTCATTATTATGTTCATGGATATGGTGAAAAGGCTATAACCGAATTGACAAAAAGCCTAATAGGCAATACACCAATTGAAGGTATTAAGTTTGATCCTATTTATGAAGATAAAAAAGTTATCAATGCAATTAAAGACTATCCTGCTTTTCCTCAAAAAGAAGTAAAAATCGTTTATCAAAACCGAGACTTTATCGACCAACGAGAATGGTTGACCATGGAATTTTCCCGTGGTTGCATCTTCAAATGTTTGTATTGTAACTACCCCATTTTGGGAGTAAAAGGTGATTATACTCGGAGTGCCGAAGATTTTTATGAGGAAATGTCAACCAACTATGATAATTGGGGTGTTTCAAATTATTTTGTAGCAGATGAAACATTCAATGATTATACTGAAAAGGTTGTAAAGTATGCTGATGCGGCGGATAGATTATCTTTTAGACCCTTCTTTAGCGCATTTTTGAGAGGTGACTTATTAGCAATTAGACCTCAAGATTGGGAACCTATGGTTCGCCTAGGGATGGTTGCTCATTTCTATGGATTAGAAAGTCTGAATCCTGCGAGTGCTAAGACTATTGGAAAAAGTAGTAATATGGAAAAAATATTGAGTGGTATTCTGGATGCCAAACAATATTTCAAAACTCATGGTGATGGATATTATCGTGGTCATATATCACTTATTGCCGGTCTCCCACACGAAACAGTAGAAACGTTGAATAGAACTTTCAATTGGCTTGAGGAAAATTGGAAAGGTGAATTTTATAGTATCAATCCTTTGGAAATTCCACTAGATCCGACAATGGACAGGTTATCTACCCTTAGTTTAGATTATAGCAAATGGGGATATCGACATATAACAAATTCAAAGGTAGAAAGAATTGGTATCGAACAAGTTGCTAAAAAAATGATGTGGGAAAATGATAACATGGACATTTTTACGGCACAAGATATATGCAATGATATGAACTTTCACCTATACAATAGTGGCGAATATGGAGCGACTGGATTTAATTTACATTTTCTTTATCAAAGAAATCTATCAATCTTAGATTGTTTGAAATCAAAAGTTGGGTTTCAAACACATATGGATGACTCAATTTTCTATGACCGATTACAAGATTATAAACACAAAAAACTAAGTCTATAATATTCAGGATTAGTTTAACTGGTAAAACCCCGGACTCTGACTCCGGTATTCGTGGTTCGAATCCATGATCCTGAACCAATTGAAGGAAATTTATATGAATATCTACTGGTCTGTATATAATATAGATGATTATTTTTCAGAAATAAATTATTTTGAACCAGAAAATTTATATAAAAGAGAGGTAAAAACTAATTATGCTTTCGAAAAACATAATGATTTTAGACTTTGTCCGGCAGTCAGACAAGAATTGCTTAATACTTTTGCTCTAAAGTTCCCATATGATTATAGTCTAAAAATAAATAGACAAGCAGGCACATACAATAGTGATATGTATGATCAAGATTTTATAAATCATTATGTTCATGCTAAATCAGTTGAGCAGGGTTTATTATCTTTCTCTGTAAACTATATCTTCTTTTGTGAGGAAGAAATAGAAGCAAGTGGAACAGGTGCTCATTTTTCTGAGAATGATTTTGTAAAAAATACTAGATTCATTCCAGGAAGATTCAACATAGGAAAATGGTTCAGGCCTACAGATTGTCAGTTTCTTCTAAATGATGATACTAATTTTATTAGTATGAAAAGAGGTGATGATTGGTCTTATATAAAATTTGACACCAATGAAAATATAACCTTGAAAAGGTTTTTCTTTACCGATAAACTCAAAAAAATTGTAAGACAAAACGTAAAGTCTAAAATGTATAAGACTAAAATCGTTAGTTTGAATTATTGGTATAATATTTTCAATGAGTCGAGACAAAAGAAATTTATTTTGAAGGAAATAAAAAACAATCTTATGGAATAAGGAGTATATTATGAAAAATATCTTGACAACCCTGGCGTTATTTGCTACACTAACAACCTCGGCCGCTGCCGATCCGTTATCTGATTTTTTCGGTGGTATCTTTGGCGGTCAGTCTCAACCACAACAGACAGTCAAAGGAAAAGGTAGACATGGTAAGAGCGTTTCTCCACGTTATGATAACAATAGTGATGGCGATTATGCTGGGGGCGGTTCTGGTGGCAGCCGCATGGTTGCTTCGTTTTACGGGCACGGCGAACGTCTCTCCCGACATACGGCGTCAGGCGCAGTTTTCAACCCTAACGCCCACACAGCAGCCCATCGTTCACTTCCATTTGGAACTCACCTAAGAGTATGTCACCATGGATGCACTACTGTTGTCGTCAATGACCGAGGTCCTTTCGTTCGTGGCCGTTCTCTCGATTTGTCTTATGGTGCTGCTCGTGCTATCGGGATGGGATCAACCTCATCGATAACGGTTCAGAGACTAAATTAGTTCTTGACAAATCGACAAGGTGCCTATATATTATTGTATTGTGCGCTGCACAATAAAACTGCTTCGCCTAATGGGAAGCATAACATAAAGGAAAAGAAATGAATAAAGTTATTTCTCTACTAACTATCCTCACACTAGCAACACCAGCATTTGCAACTGAATATAAGACCGATACATTTGAGAAGTATGGTTATGCTGCTGGTGCTTCTACTATCCCTAGCACTGAATTGAAGGGTGGTCTCCGTGGTTCTCACGTTGCTGCTAATCATCATAAGGAAAACTCCTATTATCCTGGATTCATTGCTACCCAGCCTAAGGAAAAGTAAAATAGACTTGACATTCCGTTTCTTCTGTGCTATCCTTATTCATAATGTGAGAGGAGAAACGGAATGGTTAGCAAGACTGTTTATCGAGAAGTCGCCGTTGATGTTGATGTCGACCTTTGTGATTATGACACGGACGAATTGATTGAGGAAATCGAGTATCGTGATGGTGGTAACAAATGGGAAGTTGTTGACAAGAATAACACCGAGTTTGTTGCACCTCGTGTCTATGATGAAATCTATGAATTGTATCGTGACTATATAAGTCGTAGCCCGTCTTTCGAAGAAAACCTTAAAGGCTTCTTTGAGAATTATGCTGGTTCTATCGTTCTCTAAAAGGATCACTGAAATGAGGAAGAGTATTATTGCATTAGTCGCCGCAATCGGCATTGCTTTTGCCGCTGCCACGCCTGCTAAGGCCCAGTTTTGGGGCGGATACGGCGGTTGGGGATATGGTGGTTGGGGTTACGGCAGTGGTGCCGCAATTGCTGGTATGGCAGTTGGTGGTCTACTTGCTGGTGCTATGATGGCACAGACCTATAGTTATCCGTATGCTTATGGTGCACCTGTTTATGGTGCTTATGGTGCTGGATACGGTTATGCACCTGTAGCGGTTCCTGCCTATCGGGCACCTGCCGTCAAAAAGCAAATCATCATTCGCAATAGTCCGGGCGCCCGTGTCTATGAAGAAGATGATATCTTTGGTGGTTGGTAATATGTGTTACTTCACTATCACCTCCGATATCCAAAACAAAGAGGGCCATACATTGGCCCTCATGATCATTGATGCTGATAATGAAGAATATGCTAAACGTGAGTATATCAAAACATTCAATCTACCAAGTTTTGATATACAGGAAGGCATCCACATATCAGACGGGTTTGCGGATCTAGTAACCGCACCTATCAAAAAACTAATCACAAAACATAAAAGCGGTAACTCCGATGTATCATTAGTTAGTTACTGCAATTCAGTCCATACCAAGTATGAATAATGATAAGAGAAATTATACATGATGATCTTCTGATCAAAAAACTAAATCTGAATACCGCCCAAATAAAATCGGATTGTTATAGATTGAATGGTGTATTACAACGATTCGATCCAAAAAATATGGATTATGGTGGTGCCCGATTTAGTGAAGATATGATGTTGTCGGTTTCAAATTCGGCAAGACTATGGAAGAAATATAATACCTTTTTCTATCCATACGATGGTTTACACCAACTATACAAGTCAATCAGAGAGACTTTTTATGAGGTTAAACCAAAAGAATATAATGGAAAATATTATATTCAATCTTGGATGAATTTCTATACCCGAGGACAATTCATAGACTGGCATTCTCATTCTAATACAGAAGATAGGCAGTTTATGAGTGGATATTATTGTGTATATGGCGAACCTTCTCATACAACTGTAAGATATAATGACGATAAAACATATGACATAGATAATATAAATGACCATCTGGTCTTTAGTAAAATGGGTGGAAAATTTGTTCACAGTGAACATAGAACATGGCCTTGGAATCAAGATGAACCAAGAATTTCCATAGCATTTGAAATCTTACACACAGAAGGAATTGAACATCACTTTCCTGAAAATGAAATGATAAACCATTGGGTACCAATCTAGGAGAATGAAAATGCGACATATTATGATCTTTGCGGCCGTCTTTACTGTTTCTTTCGGACTTACACAATATGTTCTAGGTGAGGAATTCAAGAAGAAAGAAGATAAGAAAGAGGACATGATATGCCTTACTAATGCAGACCTTGATAAGACCATGACCGAAAAGGGGTATGACATACTGCTAAATATGACAAACAGTGAAGGTGTTGTCGAATCGATTTGGACCGCTGGTCAATCTATTGCTATTACTGCCGCTGTTCCCAATGAACAGAAAAGTTGCTTACTTGCTACAATGTCTAGTGTGACCTATAATCCTAAGGCTATCGAAGAAGTCTGGGAAACATATAAGAAGCAGACTAAGCAAAGAGACATTTAACAGAGGAAGAATAAATGGCTTGGGGATATCATCTAGTCCTTGACTGCTATGACGCAGACAAGGAACTAATTACTAGCAGCACCAACATTGCTGCATTTGCTAAGGCGCTAGTGAAGCGCATCAACATGAAGGCCTATGGTGAACCCCAGGTCGTTCATTTTGGAGAGGACGATAAACTGGGTTATACATTGGTTCAGTTGATCGAAACATCAAATATCGTAGCACATTTTTGTGACGACACTGGCAACTTTTACCTCGATGTATTCTCATGTAAACCATATGAGAATGCCGTGGTAATTGAAACAGTAAAACAGTTCTTTGCTCCTAAGAGGATCACAGACAGGTACTTAGAAAGAGAGTAAACGATGAAGAGGTTGGACTTGGATGAAGTTAGAGACTTTATCGAAAATACCTCCGAGTCCACCCACATTTACATTGGTGCTGACTCGGAGAGACACAAGCGGCACGGTATATGGTGGGCAGACTACGCAACCGTAGTTGTTGTCCATTATGATGGTAACCGTGGTGCTAAGATTTTCGGTGAGATTGTTACTGAAAGGGACTATGATCAGTCTCGTGATAAGCCTCGTATGAGACTTATGAATGAGGTAATGAAGGCAGCACAGATGTATTTGGACTTGGCCGAGTCTATTGGTGATAGAAAGTATGAAGTTCATATTGATATCAATCCAGACTTCAAGCATGGTTCATCGTGTGTAATCAATGAAGCGATGGGATATATCAAAGGCATGACTGGTGTTACGCCTAAGGTAAAACCATCTGCATGGGCGGCATCCATTGCGGCAGATAAATTTCCAAGTTTATAACGCCGGCGCCTAAATACTATTCCACAAGGCAGTCATATTGCCTTGTGGTTAATCGCCGCTGACCACGGATGTAATGGCAGCGGCACCCACTCCTCCTCGTCAGACTTCGGTCTAAATCAATCCCACATTTCATTAATCTTTCGTTTACTGTGGAGTATTGTGCGTGGAGGCATAACAGAAAGGTACTAAAATGAAGAAGGTTTTATTTGCTTTCATTACAGTCCTTGCTTTGACGGGGACCGTAGAAGCAAGAAGCCGCTATTCAGCGCCATCCGTTGCTGAGGAAACCGATCCTATCTCCACCATTCTTGGTGGTGAGGATTGGAGTGTCTCGCCCCAGCCACGTTTCAAGAATAAGAGACAAGCCATGGCGTATAAGCAGGAGCAAGAAGATCACTGGGGTTTCGGTCATGCTTCAAACTCCTTAGTCGCCCTCGGCTATGACTTGCAGCGTAGAGGGTTCCGTGTATCGGAACACCCAAGATTTGGGGGAGTCCATCATGTTCATCATGGTTGGGCACACTACGCAGGCCGTGCCATCGACATCAATGTGGGTCGTGGCGTGGTTGAAGCACGTTCTGGATATGCAGGTAGATTTGATCATCTTGCCAATGAACTAAGAGCAGAAGGTTATACGGTGTTGTGGCGAGTAGCCGGACACTTTAATCACATGCACGTCCAGCGATAATAAATAGAGGGCGGAGAGAAATCTCCGCTCTTTTTTGTAATGGATTATGAATGTCTGATATATCATTCAACTACCTCAAAAGTCTATTTGATGAACAGAATTGGGATATTGGAGTTCTAACACCAGAGAATTTTCATAGAACAAATTTACATCCTGTAAAAATAAAATTACATAATATCTTTGTCGAAGATTATAGCAACCATATTCATTTTAGATATGAAACAAATGCTTTAGTTGTTATCAGACACGGTCACACATGGGATTATACACACTATGATGAGGCCTTAGATATACTGGAGTCAAATGGTGTTTTGGAAAAACATCCAAATTGTATGGTATACACAAATTTTAAAGAAGCTGCCATATTATCAGGACTAGGTGTAAGAGCAAAAAACTCTTTGATTTACAGTTATAAATTTGGTTTTGATTGTCATATTGCTGTCATAAGATTTTCGGATAATATTGTAGACTTACCAGAAAACAAAAGAATAAATTATAAAATATGGAATAGATGTATCGGTTGTGATGATTGTGCGAAAGCATGTCCAGTAGGCGCTATTCATAATAGTGATAAAAATCCTTTTGCATGGTGGATAGATTCACCTAAATGTGACAACTTTATTGGTCTTAACAATCACCCAAGAATACCATCAATCAAAGAGTTTTGGCATAAAAATGTATATCCCGAAATTGATAAACAAAAGATAGAATCGATAACAACAACAGAAATTGCTGGACTACCTTTTGAACAAGGTGGGTTGAATGACATGCCTTGGGATAAAAATGGTTATTCTTATGATGGACAGGTAGTCAGAAAGAATGGTGAACCAGTTAATATTCCTGTTTGTCGAGAATGTATTTCACAACCAAGATGTAGTAAATGGAATGGTAATTATCCTTACGACGACATACCGGATCATGGTAATGGTGTAAACATCGTAGACATGGCAAAACATAAATAGGTCTATGACTATTGAAATGAACAATGTGTGGGCCCGTCGAAGAAGGGTCTCCTTAGAAAGAATGAAGATTTGTGAAAGTTGCGAACACCATATAAAGACTACAAACCAGTGTGGTAAATGTGGTTGCTTTCTAAGTGGTAAAACTATGTTCATGAGTTCCAAATGTCCCATAGATAAATGGGATAAACACATAGAGAAAAAAGATGGATGAAGTAGTAGAAAGAGCAAAAGTCCTATTAGGTAATATGTTTGTGTTCTATATGAAGGCACATGCATATCACTGGAACTATATCGGCGATAACTTTCCACAGTATCACGAGTTCTTTGGTGACTTATACGAGAGTGCCCACGACGAGATTGATGTGATTGCCGAGCATATCCGACAAATGGATAATTTTGCTCCAGCATCCCTGGCCCGTATGATTGAGTTATCAGAGATAAAAGAAGATACACAGATTGTCAAGCCAGAAAAGATGTTCAAAAATCTATATGATGCCAATGAAACGGTCTTGGCCTGCCTTGATGAATGTTACAGACTAGCAGGTGAACAAAAGGCCTGGGGTTGGCAGAATTATGTCCAAGACCTAATCACGGCCCATCGTAAACACCGTTGGATGCTAAAGGCAACTATGGGAGAAAAATAATGGCGTTTCTATTCCGCAATTACTGGCCACAACCGGCGCCAGGTTATCTATCAATTCATAACTTTGGTAATGGTGCTGATGGAAAACCATATTCATTCATGGTCTGGAATTCCGGAGACAATCGCCATTTCTATCAAGAAGATTACCATGATAATAAGTGGACTTCCACATGGGTCATGGATTATCTCGGTGAAAAAGGTGTAACTGAAACTGCCGATATCTATCCTCGCCGTGCATATCAATTCTGGACACAGTATAGAACCACAGCATTTACCAAAGGTAAAGAAATCTTTTGGGGTGGTGTTCAAAATATTGGCGATGAGTTCAATGCACCAATTGAAATCGATTCTATTGCTTCTACCAAGTTTGAAGCACCTGCTAAAGGTAATCAAAGAGTAAAGTTTGCTAATCAATATAACTATCTACTAGGTCATACCGACGTGGTCGAGATTGAATATGACCAGTCATTCAACGGCGGTAAGGCCGCAGGTTGGAGAGCATGGCACGCCCGTGCCGTAGGAATTATCCAGATCCAGTGGCGATATGACGGTAAAGATATTGGCGGAACCATTCCTGCCACGGTTTCTACAGTCAAAGGAAAGATAGTCAACAAGTATCCTCAGTTGACTTCCTAAACTCCCTCGTATATAATGATATTATGAAAAATGTGAACGTAGGTATTCTCCATACACTAGCGAAAGTGGCTGCTGCTAATCCCGGTCTAAGGGAAAAGTTTGCGGCCGCTGTCGTTTGCCGTAACCGTATCGTGTCTATTGGCATCAATAGTATGAAATCCCATCCCATGCAAGCCAAGTATTCCAAGAATGAACATGCCATCTTCCTACATGCGGAAGTGGCTGCTATCAAGAATGCCTTGCGTGAAATGGATGTCGATGATCTTTCTAAGTGTGACCTGTATATCGCACGAGTAAAGAAAGAGAAACCGTTTACCAAAAAGTTTGTATGGGGTTTGTCTAAGCCGTGTCCTGGTTGTGCCAGAGCAATCGCAGAGTTTGGCCTAAAGAGAACGATATACACTTGCGATGATGGTGATTATGAGGTGGTGAAATGAAGATCGAAGGATATGTAATCTGCTGCCCTATCAAATTTGGGGACCATCCGTGGTACCCTCGTGAACATACTTTTGCCAGGACGGCAACAGAAGCATGGGCTCTTTTTATGAATATTCGTCCTGATGATATAGAATGGGATCGTAAGATAACACGATGGGTCAACCTCGGATATTGTCCGAAAAAGACAACGATGGAGGTCACATGGTAATGCAAATCATAGAAAAACCTATGGCCCATACAAGCAATCTCAATAACGGATACACCATTGGTATAACGACCAAAAAGAACTCCGAGATATTGGATGTATATTGTCGAGAAGGTGGTAACCTCTATATGACCATGTTAGAAGAAGGTGATATATCGGTTGTTCGTACCTTCATAGCAACCGCAGCATATCAAAATATGGATTCTATACAACAAAAACCTTTTAGGTTTATCACAAGAGTAGAAACAACACAACCGAGTTGGTGGACTCCAGCACATGGTCCATTCTTTCCTTCTAACTACTATATCTTTGAGGTGTTACAATGAACGAGACAATGGAAGAAAAACTGGCACAGTCTCTATTTGAGCGTGGTGCTGAAAAGTGTTTTGATAAGAATACCCGTGTTGCCTTCTGTAAGAAGTATCTTATTGACCAGGGTATTGATATTAATCCGCCGAAACCGGTAACGCCAAACTATTCTTTACAAGACCTACAAAACTTTGGTAGAGAAGAAACATATACCTTTACCGCACGGGAAACAGTAGATCATCATGATTTGAATATGGTAACACATAAGACCGCACTAATGCATAATGTAAAGGCCGATCTTGTGAATAAACTAATGCATGAACTTGTAAAAAATGATATGATCTATTTTGAAGAAATGAAAAACTATGCTATGGATAGCGTAGAGGTATATGCCGGCATCAAAGCAGCAAAGTGGGATAAGCGATGACCAATCTACCATGTAAAGATTGTAAGTATTGTAAGCCCAGTTGGTTCCCATCTATATTCAATCACTATGAGTTTGCCACATGTCATAGACCCGGTAACTACACAACCAGCACCGTGTCAGGTCATCTAATATATGAAACATCTTTCTGTGATATTTCCAGAAAGTATGATCATATTTGTGGTGTTGAAGGTAAACATTTTGAACCGAAGCGTAGTAAAGAGGTTCAATACTATGACATTTATGAGAAGAAAAAGAAGGACAAAGAAGTCCTGAAAAAGATGTTCTCTGACCTCAAAAAGGCCAATGCCAAAGTATATGAGTCTCTTGATTGTTATATGCTGCCCGATAAACCCGGTCACTTTTCACTGAAAGACCTGAAAGAAAAATACCTAAGTGGTGAAGTATCACAGGTAGAAAAAGAACTACAGGATAAACAGAAAGAGTTTGAGAACGCTATTACCGCACAGGTGAGAACCGAAGTAAAGAAAGATGCTGCCACTCTTATTCGTAAGAAGTATAAGGGTCAGAAGTTGATTATGGAAAAGCCAGAGTCTCTGGCCAAACTGATTGAGGACATGAAATGACAAAAGAAATTCGTAGATATAAAGTGGATACTTTTGATGACCTTGGTGCCGCCAACTTTGTCAGGGTAGACCTACCAAAAGGTGCCAAGATTATCGGTGTATCACATACATGGCCGCATGACGGTGGTAAGATACAGATTCATGCTATTGTAAACCCAGAACATAAATTAAAAGAACGATGGCTCGCTATCTATTGTGAAGAAGTTCCAATGGAAGATTATGAAAAGAAAACATTTGAGTATATCGGGATGGTGAATGGTCCCCGCCTCTATCACGTTTTTGAGGTACATGACTGATGGCCATCAATATTCCAAATATGAAAGGTGCCTTGGGTGCCGGTCTCGGCCAAATCGGGCAGGCCTCTGTCAGTGCTACGGGCGCAACCGGCGCCGTGAATAATGGTGGTTATGCTGTTCATACCAACGGAGCCCTTGCACCAATAAATCCTTCTTTCGGAGATTTGTGGTCTGATAGTAATGACGGACTTATAAAAGTCTATACGCAACAAGGTTGGGTACCAGTCAGTGGTAGTGTGTCTGCTGCCAGTATCAATGCTATCAACCCAGGCAATCTTACATATGGTAGTGCAACTCAATCAATCTCAGTCGCACAGCCATCTACTACAAGTGTTATCTCCATTGAAACTAAAGTCGGTAGAGTTGGTGTCAATATTGAAACAGGTGATATTACTATTCCACCGGGCATTGGCCGTGACGTAGCCGCTCGTGAGTTTTGGTTGGGATTTCAAGAACACTTCCGGCCTGCCAATACGGCAAAGTATGAGAAAGAGATTGAGGATTTGAAAAGAGAGGTTGCCAACACTAAAAGTTCGGCCGTCTTATTGAAACAGGTAAGCGAGAAAGAGGCCAGCAAAAGAGTTGCCGAGAAGATCAGAAAGAAGTATAATGGTGAGAAATTCATCATGGTTAAGCCGGAAGACCTAATCAAGTTTATTGAGGAAGCATAATGAGACTAAAGACTCCTTTGAGATATCCTGGTGGTAAGAGTAAGGCCATGAATAAAATGGCACCTTACTTTCCACCAACGGATAGTGTAAAGCATTATAGAGAACCGTTCCTCGGGGGCGGTTCTGTTGCCTTATGGATGACTCAAAACTATAACCCAGAAACCGTATGGGTCAATGACCTATACTGGCCTCTCTATAACTTTTGGCATCATTTGCAAAAGGTACCCACCCTGTTGTCGGATGAATTGAGAGAGGCCAAACTGGAGAATAGTACCGAAGATAAGGCCAGAATACTATTTGAGGTCAATAAAGAAATACTAAATGATCCAGATGAAACACCTTTCGCAAAGGCAAAGGCCTTTTGGATTGTCAATAAATGTTCTTTCTCCGGTCTTACCGAGTCCTCGTCATTCTCCAAGATGGCCTCTAATGGTAACTTTACTCTGAAAGGCATCGAGGATCTAAAAGAGTATGGTAAGATTATCAAAGATTGGAAGATCACCAATGTATCATACGAGGAACTATTGTCAGGTGCTGATGACGATACATTCATCTATCTTGATCCACCATATGAGATTGGTTCAAATCTATATGGTAAGAAGGGTAACATGCACAAGGGATTCAGTCACGAGATATTTGCTCTTGATTGTCGCAAGCCCACACTTGCTAACATAGCAATCTCTTATAATGCCGACCAGTCAGTGAAAGATCGTTTCCCAGAATGGAATCAGCATGACTTTCCATTGACCTATACCATGCGGTCAAACTCGGCCAACTATCGTAAGAACCAACCAAAACGTCTGGAACTGTTGCTTACCAATTACGACTAAATATAAGAGAAATAAACTCTTATTGAGGTCCTATGGCAGCATCAGTTGAAAGATCGGAAATTATGTTTGCGGCAGCAATGTTCTTTAGCATTACTGAATTGAAGGCTGCTGTCAAAGATATCAACAGTCTCACCAAGTTCATAACGCAAGTAAAAAAGATAGCAAACTCTAGTGTCCAGTATGGAAGTCCTTCCATCAAGACAAGTTTTATCAAAACAATAGATACAACTCCAGGATCACTAGATGATCTTGCTAGAGGTATATCTGGTGCTATTGGTTTCAAAGGTGTATTACCTGCATCACAAAAGAATGCCGCACCTGCCGGTGTCTATATGACAGGTGATGTTTGGCCAAAAGAGGTGCAAAAATTCCAGATCAGCGCCTACGGATTCTCCTCATATAATTCTTCCGATATTATGCTAAAGTATGGTAAGAAATACTATGGCGTTTCGCTAAAGAAAAAGAATGCCGCACAGGCACAGGACCCAACAATCATCAATAAAGTTTTCGACTCCGTTCTAAATGCCGGTAACCCACAGACTGTTTCTAAAACAATGAAAAGAGGAACAGCAAAGAACGCCAAAGGTGCCGTCAAAGAAAATCAGGATTCATTTGCCCTCATTCGTGCTGAAATTGATACAGCAAAGAAAGAATACTTTGCCAATCTGGTTGAACAGGCCATTTCTAAAGGTATCTTGGATAAAAAAGATATCAAAGGTTATTCGCCTGCTGCTTTGAGAGATAGAGATAAAAAAATTGAACTTCTCTATGAAGCAAAGGGTCGTGATACTAAAAAATTCCCCGATACATATATCAATACCAAAGGTTGGGCCAAGGCACCAAGAGCAGTCTGGGAAGATAAAACTCCTTATGACGTTGACCGTGCAGGACTTAGAGATCCAAATTCTATGCGTTCATTCGTCAATAATGATCTTGGTAAAGAAGGCAATGCCCTTTGGGGTAAATATGTCGAAATTATGAATAGAGACGGAAATGCCGCATTGTTTGGTGAGTCTCTAATCAATCTTGTTCTAAAGACCAAAATGTATGATGAACTTACCAAGAAAGATATTGATGAAAATGAATTTGCTTTCTTTCTTGTTACAGGTATCGGTAAAGTATCAAAGACTGCCGTATCATTTTCACCTGCCAATGTTATTTCACTAAAGACCGTTCTATGTGGTCTAAGCAGAATTGAAAACAAATATAAAAAGTCCAATTATGTTGTTGAGATTGATGCTAACAGAAGAAAGGCATCATTAGAAGCCAACAAAAGAAAAGGTGCCGAGGACGAGGAGTCAGGTGCTGCCAAGGTTTTCTTCAAACTAAGAAGAGGTAATCTAAATATTCTAAATTTGGAACTTAGATATAAAGGCAAGTTCTCTCCTCAACCACAATTTTTTGCTACAATCGACCACGAGTTCAAGGAACTGTTGTCAAAAGAATGTAACCTGAAAGTCTAAAATGATCCGACTCAACCAATATCTCAAAGAAGCAGCAGCCGAAAAAGACCGTCATCTTACTCACATTGAAGATGCCGTATTGGAAGGTGGTGTAGCGGGCACCCGTAACGCAATCAACTTTCTAATCTCATTGAAAGATATGTTTGCCATCAAGGACGAGAATGACCTGTTATCCGAGGCACTTATCCTTAGAACCAAGTTCGATGGTGCGCCGGCACTATATGCTGGTATCAATCCTGAAAATGGTAAGTTCTTTGTTGGTTCTAAATCTATATTTGCTAAAAATTCCAAACTGAATTACACCGAGGCCGACATTCGTGCCAATCATACTGGCGGTCTTGCTGATAAACTATCGCAGGCACTAAAATATCTCCCTGCACTAGGTATCAAAGGCATCATTCACGGTGACTTTATGTTCTCTAAGTCTGACCTCAAGACAGAGACCATTGATGGTAAGAGATATATTACTTTCAGACCAAACACCATTACATATGCCGTACCTGTAGACTCCGCTATGGCCAAAGAGGTAATGGCTGCACAGATGGGTATTGTGTTTCATACATCATATTATGGTAAAACTATGGACACATTACAGACACACTTTGATGTTGATATCAGTGGTCTAAGAAAGAATAGAAACGTTTGGTTTAGATCAAACAAATTCTCCGATGTTACTGGTCGTGCTACACTAACCAAGACCGAAAACGCTAAACTTACCTCATTACTATCACAAGCAGGTTCACTATTCAGGTCCATCCCTGCCAGCATGTTCAATGAGATTGCTTCCAATTCCACATACCGTATTGACATTATGACTTTCAATAACCAGAAAGTCCGTGCTGGTCAGTCATATGGTAAAGGATATACCGCAGAACTTATAAAGTGGGTTGGTGATAAATATACCAAGCACATAGAAACTGCTAAGATGCCTGCTACCAAACAAAAGCGAATCCAAGAAAGAGATATGATTCTCCGCTGGTATCGTCAACATGCTTCTCACCTCAAAATGATTTTTGATTTACAGAGAATATTGGTAGAGGCCAAGATGCTACTCATTCACAAGTTCAATCAGGTGAATGATCTTGGCACATTCTTACATACTGCCGACGGTGGTTATAAAGTAACCACACCAGAAGGATATGTGGCAGCATGGTCCACAGGTGGCGATGCAGTCAAATTGGTTGACAGAATGGAATTTAGTCGTGCAAACTTTTTGGCGGTGAAAAACTGGGGTAAATAATGAAAATACACCAAATTTTGATAAATGATGATAATAATATTCCTAAAATTTTACCTAAAATTACTGAAAGATGTTGTGACAGTGTTAGAGAATGTATTCCAGGAGATTATCATTTATATTCCGGAAAAGAGATAGAAGATATACTACTTAATAATTTCTCAGAAGAAGTTTATCTTTCCTATAAAAAATTGAATCCGTATGCCTTCAAATGTGACTTAGCCCGAGCATGTCTTTTATATTTGTATGGAGGTGTATATGTTGATTTACATATCCAAATGATGTCAGACATTGATATGGAGTTTTTTGAAAAATACAACTTCTGTGCTCCTAGGGCCCATTTTGATTGGCAATCACAAGGGTTAGTAGTTCAAAATAATTTTATGATTGCAAAACCTGGTGCCGTAATCTTAGAAAGATTAATTCAGAACATTGTTCATAATTGTCGTGTAGAATACTATGGTCACGATGTGACCTGTATATCTGGAATGTTTTTATTGGGAAAATTATATAGTGAAGTCATACTAAAAGAAAAAGAAGAAAATATGTATTTGTTTGCTGATATTATAAATATTACACCAGATAGACAAAAAAGAAGATATGCATTAGTATCGAATTTTGGTGATCTGATCGGCGTCATACAAAAAGGTAAAGATATTAGAGAAACTGGACTCACCGGAGTAAATTGGTTGACTGACTTTGGAAATGACAGGAACGTTTATAACACAAATATAAAAATATAAAAATAGTCTAATATTAGGAAGAGTAATGAAGAAAATAAAAGAACACTGTGGATGCGAAACAGGACATCCAGAGACTAAACCCGTTCCTGTTGTTGCAACAATCAAGAAGATTGTAAAGCAGTCAAGGAAAAAACAAAAACTAAATAACTAATATAAACCCGCAGAGGGAGAAGAATGAAAAAGATTGTATTCACATTTGGCCGTTATAATCCGCCAACCACAGGCCATGCAGAACTAATTACATATGCGGTAAAGTTAGCACAGAGAAAAGGTGCCGAACACCGTATCTATACCTCCCAATCACATGATCCGTCCAAAAATCCACTTTCACCACGAGAGAAAATGACGTTTCTTCGTCAGATATTCCCTGGTGTAAATTTTGTGGATGATCCAAAGATGAAAACCGCATTTGCTATTGCTAAGAAACTAGCAGATGAAGGTTATGAAGATGTTACATTTGTTGTCGGTGACGACCGTGTTCAAGAGTTTAGAACATCACTTACTAAGTATGTAAAACCAAGAACCGCCAAAGATTTCAATCCAAAGATTCATTATCCATTCAAACATTTTGAGGTCGTGTCATCAGGTGCCCGTAAGAAGGGAATTTCTGGTACCGATCTTCGTGCAGCCGTTCGCAAGGGTGACTTTGCCACATTTGCCAAGGCATCTGCCGCCAAAGATAAGACCCTAGCACGAAAGATATTCACCGCCACTCGTGCCTTTCTAAAAGAAGATACCAGTGGTATGACAAGAAAAGAATTTCATGACAAGTTGATGTCATTCGTTGACTTTACTTGTGCCCATCTTGGTATCGATGAAAGACCAAAATTTCAATACATGGGATCAGATGAAAGTGGAGATAAGAATCCAGTAAATCAACCATCATTTGCTTCTTATTCACCTGGTGAAAAATTGGTTAGAGTTGCAACTAAGAACCGTCATCCGATGGATATCTTCCGTTCAGTAGCACATGAGTTGGTTCATCATAAGCAGAACCTTGATGGTCGTCTTGGTAAAGATATCAAGAAAGAAGGTGCCACCGGTTCTAAGATTGAAAACGAGGCCAACGCAGATGCCGGTAAGGTAATGCGTTATTTTGGTAGTTTGAATCCAAGTTATTTCGATATGCAGTATGTGACCGAAAAGGCCATCATTCTTGCTGGAACACCAGGTTCTGGTAAAGATAAGATTCTAAAAGAGGCAATTCTACCATGTGGATTTACAGAGGTAAATGCTGACGAATTTCATAAGATTACATTAGAAGGTAATGTAGTCATCAATGGTTCATTCGATTATGATAAAGCAAGAGGTATCAAGGAGTCACTTGATGCCAGAGGTTATGAAACTATTATGGTATTTGTCAATACCAGCAACGAGGTATCAAAACTAAGAAACGAGGCTCGTGCTGGAAAAGGCCGTGTCATTGCAGAGAATGTCCGCTTTGGTAAGTGGAAGTCTGCACAAGACGCACTAAACAAATACGACCAGTTATTTGAAAAGGTCATTGAAGTCAAGAATGACTTAGACCTAAACCAATCCGAAAAAGTTATTCAGGAAACATACCAAAAACTAATTGACTCGGTAACATCCGAGATTGATGAATTTGTTACAACTGATAATGATCGTAAATTCCAGGCTATGTTGGAGGGATATACTGACTTCTCTCCAAACAATAGAAAGGTTTTGGTTGGTGGTGCAGGTAACTGGGGAACCCAGAAACTAACAGATAGATATGCACAAGACACCCCAGGTCAAGAACCTGGTCCACCCAAACCTATGAGAGTATTAGATTTGAAACAGAAAACAGTAAGAAGCCCATCTGCGGCACCTATTGGTGCTGACAGAATAGGCGATGAAGCAGGCCTTCCAAAAGGACCTGGATTCGGTGATAATCAAGCAATTGATTTAACCGGTCTTGATAGACAGATTAGCAGACAAAGACTAGATCGTTGGATGCAGAGTGAAGAAACCAAAAAGCGTTTCAAGGCACGTTATGGTTCTCTTTCAGAACAAAAGATGAAAGAGACTGCCGAAAAGTTGGTGAGAATGGAGAGTTTAGACGATCCATACTCAGGAACTATGTCATCGGTACCTGCAACCACTGGAAATGATGATGTTCGACAAAATGCTACAGCAGCAGAATTTGAAAAGAAATCATTATTTGGATCCAGAAGAAAAAAGAAATATACTAAATAATAGGATTACATTATCCAATTCAACTTACAAGGAAAACTAAAATGTTTGGAAACAACCCATTTCTAACCAAGAAGGACCCTCTAGTTCAAGCGGTCATGGAAGCAAGAAAAGATGGCGACATGCGCCGTGAAGCCGAGGCCCTTGTCAACGAGGAGTTTGGTGTATATTCTCGCAAGGCAGTTGTTAGAGAGCAACTAGCAGCATATGATGCCAGACTAGAAGAAGCCTATAAGTGCATGAAAGAAGGTAATAAAGAGAATAAAGAAAAGAAGAAAGAGCATGAAGAAAAGACTGGCATGGAACACATCAAAAAGATGGGCGGATTCCCAGGTCAGTCACCAAAGAGAACTGCTCGTGAACTAACAAAAGAAGGCAATGATGGTAATCTTGCTAACAACTATCCTCCATATGACAAAGTTACCCGTGGTGACGTTGTTGCTGGTCGTCTCGGTAAAGACCAGATGGGTGGCAAGAAAAAGATGGGCGAAGGCCTTGACGTTGTAAAAAGAGATCCATCAGTTCAAGGTTCAGGCGACGTTACTAAGTCTGCTCCTAAGGAAGATCCATCAACACCTAAGTCCTATCCAGGTGCAGCATCTTCACTAACACCAGGCAATCCAACCACACAACGTATGCAGAATGTGGTCAAGGAAGATGAACAGATTGATGAAGTTTCAAAGAAGGCTGCTATCTCTGCTTATAGAGAAAAAGAAGCACAAGAAAGAGACACCAGCAAACTACATGGTCTAATCAAGAGAAAGTTTGGTAAAAAGACTGCACATAATGCCGAACGTGCTGGCGCTCAATCATCTGTAGGTCTAGTTCGCCGTGGTGAAGATCGTGGTAAAGAAGATTCCATTGCCCGTGATCGTCGCCATCCAACAGACAGAATGACAAAATCTGGTAAGGTTCATAAGCAAGATACTGCCACACTAAAAGGCAATATCAAGCGTCGTCTTGGTTCACACACCAAGCCAGGTCATCTACCAGAAGAAACAGTAAATGAAGCCGCATATTCTGCCAAGGCTGCCCGTGCTGGTAAAGACATTGGTAAGCCAGGCAAATCATTCAAGATGATTGCTAAGAAGGCCGGCGAACGTTATGGTTCAGAGGAACGTGGTAAGAAGGTAGCAGGTGCTATCCTTGCCAAGATCCGTGCCAAGCACATGAAGGAAGACCAGGGTTTCTAGGCGCACCGGGAACGGGTAAGTCGGTAAACGAACTAGCAATGTCGATGCCACCTAACGTCGAAATGCCTGTTCCAGGTGTTCGTCGTCAGGCAAGCGCATCGCAGCAAAGACTACAGGGTAATACTTATCGTGCAGGTCAGAGTTTTGCGTCACAAGGCACAACTGTAAAATCAGGTGGTGCTAGAATGGGTTCCAGTTTCGGTACAATGAAACCAACCACAACTGACGTAAAGAGAAATATCTCTAACCGATTCAACCCAAGTTTTAGTCAGCAAGCTACTGGATCAATGAAACCATCCTCAGTTGGTGGTTCTACATCATTCTCACAGGGTGGTAGTCAAGTAGCACAGAAGATGGCAAAGTCATCACCAAGTCAAATGGTGACCAAAATGAGTGGCGCCGGCCGTGCCGCTATGGCCACACCTAAGGCTACTGTGGCGGCCGCCAGTTCTGTTGCAAAAGGTATAGCAGCAAAGGTGGCAGGTCGTGCCCTTGGTGTTGCTGGTCTTGCAGTTCCAGATTCCACTAAGACCGAACCAGGTAATCCTGTATTCCGTAAAACAGATACAGGCAAGACACAAGTTGCAGGTTATCGTTCATCAACTACACCAAGTGCATCTGTCAAGAACACACAAACTGGTATGGTTGGTTCTATGTCAAGACGTGGAGAACTAGCACCTTCTGTCAAGAATCAGGAACTACCTTCTAAGATTGCTCCTGTCCAGACAAAAGAACCTGGTACAATGTCTGCTCCTGTTGCTAAACCAGCGGCAGCACCAAAGACAGAACCATCTTCTTTCAAGCAGGCCTTCTCACAGGCCCGTAAGGAAGCAGGATCAATGGGTGCTAAGTCAACTGGCCAATTCAAATGGACAAATCCAAAAACTGGTGAAACTGGTACATATCAGTCAAACATTCGAGGCAAAGGAACTGCAAAGGCACCAGAAGAAAAGTTTGTGCCTATGTCACAGCAAAAGGTGACAAGTGTTGGTAAGTCATCAACACCTGCTACTGCTTCTTCTGCAACTAAGGCAGACACAGCACCAAAAAATGTTTCGACTGATCGAGCATCATATGGTCCTGGTAGACAAGGTCTAACAAGAGTCGCCGGCCTCACTACAGCTGGCACTTCTTCTGGATCTCTTTCACCAACACCTATCAAACAACAAGATACTGGCATGAAGGCAGCGGAAAAACCTGACACATTTAGTAGTGTTAGACTTAATCCAGAAAGAACACCTACTACCACTACAAGAGTGCCAACAGGTGTTCCGGATATTGCAGGATCAGCAGCTAAACCTAAAAATGCCACAAGTGACACTGGTGGGTTTATTTCACAGAATAAACCACCTGAAACCGCACCTGCTCCGGCACCAGAGGTGAAGGCTTCTGTTACTGCGGCACCTGAACCATCTTATTCTGCTGATAGTCCTGCCGGCAAGGCATGGGCCAACAGAGGTAAGTTTGGTGGTACTCAGCAAGAAGAAAAGAAGATGGTTGCTGAAAGTTATGTTTCAGTGGGTGATAATAAATATAGGATCGTATAATGAAAAAGAAACCCGACAGCAAGAAGATTGCCAAGGAAGATACAAAGGTGGCCTTGCAAAAGGCCGCCGATAAAAAACTAATAAACCCAGGAAAGACCCAGACTGGTCAACCTGCGGATCCTGTAGTTCAGAATCCCGAGGTCCCAGGCGTAGTAGGTCAAACTTACAACTAAAAGGAAAAGAACAATGCCACTATGGGGTAATAAAGACAATGCTGCCAATTCAGACATTGCAGCCGTAATCCAGTATAACAGAGCATCAACCTCTGCTAACCAGTCTGCTCTTTATAAGAACGTAACTGCTAATGCTTTCATCACAAATGAAATCGTTGGCCAGTTCGCCGTTGATACAAATGAAGCACAGGTCAACAAAGACATTCCACACTCTGGTTGGGTTCTTCGTAAGGAAGGCACCGGTCTCCGTGCTGGTCGTATTACCTACGAAGTTCTTGTTGCTACAGGTTCAATCGCCACTGACGGTACAGACGATACACAGTTCCCAGATTATCGTCTAACAGTTACCACACAGCCAACAAGTAATACAAAATCGACAATTGGTAACCTAACCTTCACCGTTGCTGCTACATCAACACCATCAGGTGCTTCTATCAAGTATTACTGGCAGAAATACAATGGTTCTTCATGGGCCAATGTTGCAAACACAGGTGGTCAGTATTTCAACAATACATCACCAACATTTACTGCAAACAACCAGACCGCAAACGGCAACGTATTCCGTGCCCTAGTAACCGCAACTGGTGCAAACAGCGTAACATCCGGTTCAGCAACAATTCTTTACGTTGTATAATAAGGAGTGATGAACATGAAATCATTCCAAAAATTTATAAGTGAGGAAGTTCTTCCAACCGCAATGGTTCAGGATGGCAATTTTGATCTTCGTAACGAGGCAGTTCGTGATCAGATCAATGCCATTCTCTCCGGCATTTGTTCACGCTCTCATGTGACCCCTTACATTACTCTCCGTAAGGTGTCAAAGGCGTTGGCATATTTCAGTATCATTCTACCCAAGAAAACCTTCCTTGAAGGTCATAAGGGTATTGAGGTATATGAAATGGTACAGTTTGGTGAGAAGATGGGCATGAATGACTCCGGTGAGTTCATTCGTGAAGTACCAGAAAAGTATTACCTATTCTTTGATTATAGAGGTATGCTTGGTATGTTCTCATGCATGGCTAAGGTTGTTGATAAGGCCGAACTAGACAAGATGCTAGACATGGCCGAAATCACCATGAAAGAATGTGCCGATGACAAGGCAACCATGAGCCAACGTAGTGCTGAAAAGGAACCAATGCACGATGTTACCTCTGATGAAAAGAAGAAGGGTAACAAAGAAGCAGTAGCGGATTCCGAAAAGGGTCTAAACGAGGTATCATTAGGTAAACTTGTTCGTTATCGTAAAGGTGCTGAACAGGAACTAGGTGATATCAAGCATTTCAAGAAGAACCCAGGTCAATATCCTGCGGCCACTTCTGACGATGCCAAGGCCGCCGGCCGTAGAGAAAAGACCCGTGAAAAGGGTATCTCTCTAGCACATAAGAAGATGACAGGTAAAGCAAAGGTTGGTGCCTCTGCTCCTAAGCATCCTTATATGGAAGAAACTGTTGAAGAAGGTCGTATGCCTGCTTCTGTTATCAAGCATAAGCAGCGTATTGCCAACATGACACCAGAAGAAAAGGCTAAGAAGTTCGCTGGTAAATCAGAGGAACAACTAAAGTCTATGGCTCGTCGTCATGGTTATGGCAAGGACAGCAATGAGTATTCAAAGCATGGATCTTTTGAAAAGAAAGAACAGATTGATGAAATCAAGCAGAGTAAAGAAAAACGCTATGATGATATTATCAAAGCATTTAAGACTGCGCCAGGACAGGTAGGCGGTCAGTCAACTCGTGAACGTGACGCTGCTATCTCCAAGCATATGGGTGGAGATGTTCATAAAGGTGAAATCCGTCGTGCTATGAAAAGACACTTTCATACAAAGGGTCTTATGGAAGATGAACAGATTGATGAACTAAAGCGATCAACTGTAGCAAGATATGAAAAGAAGGCTGGTAAGCAACTAGATACATTAGTTGGTAAGGCAAAGGATCCATATCTTTCTGATCTTTCTCCAAAAGAAAGAAAGACTGCTAACAAAAGAGCCGCTGGTATACAAATGGCTATGAATAGACTAGAAGAAAAAGCACCTCCAGGTGCCAAGTTTGAACGTATGGTCAAACACATCAAGAAGGGTTATTCCAAGGACGGTCTAACCGCCAAGGAAAAGTCTATTGCTTTTGCAACCGCATGGAAGGCCAAGAAGAAAGAACAAATGGACGAAGCCATGGGTTCTGTCAAGAAGGCATCTGCTTTTCGTATCATGAAACGTAAGGTTTCTACCCAGGTGAAGGCCGGTCTTGGTGTTGAAGGTCCTTCTAAGACCATTCAAGTAACAGGTAAAAACGATCCAGAACGTAAAGTTCGTCGTATTTCCAAAGATAAGTTTGATCCCTCAAAGTATGTGAAAGTCTAATACTTGTGTGATGTTTAGTGATCTAAATGATGATAACTTTTTGATATACGCCGCCAAGGCCTATGACAAACCGCACATTATACAGTCAGAGTTTGAGGAAGACTTGAAGCGTATAAAGTATGTGAAAAGGTTATTGCGTAAGTATAGACAAACTGGAGACTTCAAGGAGAGGTTGGTGCTCAATCATGTCATCATCCTCTCCAATGTCTTTGGTGTAGAAGCAACCGTGAATATGTTATTTTTCAAAGTTGATCCAGAAGATTATCCCCTCCTCAAAACAATTCTTATATTTTTGAACTATATGCCTAAGAGATTGACTGTCTCGTTTGATAAATACAGTATAAGACAAGAAGAAATACTGGTTGATTTGGATATCGCCAATAGACTAAGGAACCTACAATGATTGACGAAGATGCTCCGACAAATAGTGCAGGCGGAGGTGGTATTGCTGGCATTGGAGTTGGCAGTCATGGAGAGTCTGGTGTATCTGTAAAGACCCAAAGAAAGATACAGAAAAGACAAAAAACTCCACCGACCTCTGTTATTATGGGTTACTTCCGTCGTAAGGCACCTGTTCTAGCGGAAGATACATTTGCTGGTGCTATGGTATTCGAGGTTTCACCATCTGTTTTCCATACTGCCAAGATGGAAAAGCGTAAGCACAAGACATGGCGCAAGTATCTGGAAGAGGATGATTGTCTAGCAGAGATTAGAGAATATGCTAACAAGAATCCAGGTCGCCCAATCATACTAAAGAATAAGAACACAGGCGAAATGACATATGCCAGATATGGCAAAAGGAGATAATAATGAGCATAATCATAACACCAGAATTGCTAAGAAAAGTTGCTGGTGCTCCAGTCAACAAAGAGGTTACAGAAGGCCTAGCAAAGTTCTTGCCTAAAGAAATGGAAAAGGCAGGTATTACAACGAAACTAAGAATTGCTCACTTTCTCGCACAATTAGCACACGAAAGCGATCATTTCAGAACAATGCGAGAATATGCTTCTGGTGCAGCATATGAAGGACGCCGTGACCTTGGTAATGTAAAAGCAGGTGATGGTAAAAGATTTAGAGGCCGTGGTCCTATTCAGATTACAGGCCGTTACAACTATGAAAAGTATGGCAAGAAACTAGGTATCGATCTAGTAAAGAAACCAGAACTGGCAGAGACCCCAGAGGTTGGTGTAAAGATTGCCGTGCAATATTGGACAGACAATGGACTAAATGCGCTTGCCGACAAGGATAATATTAGGGGTATCACCAAGCGTATCAATGGTGGTTACAATGGTCTCAATTCGAGAATAGCAATGCTGGAGAACGCAAAGAGAGCAATCAAAGCGGTCAGCGTTGCTTCTGTAGACCTCGATCAAGTAGGTCCACAGTTTATCCCCAAAGACTTTGCTTAAAGGGGTAGAAAGGAATGGAACTATCAATGTCCGATAATAACACCAACGACTTTGAACATGGAGTTGGTGAAGCCGTAACGAGACTACCACCTGTCATTACTGCTATTCTGGCGGTAGGCGGTCTGGTGGCTGCTTACTTCATGACCATTGGTGAGTTCAAAGTAAAGGATATGGAAATCCAGCAGAGGGTCATTTACCTTGAACAGAAGGTAGACCATATAGAAGAAACTATGGATACCATCAAGAACAAACTTGAGACTCGTATTCCTGTGGTTGATACCGACCGTCAGGATCTAAGAAAAGAAATTGACAGTCTCAAGGAAGTTATCCAACAGATGAAACCACTACTCAAGAACAAATAACACTTGACATAGTGTCAGGTGAATGATATAGTGTTGTTTATTATGTGTCAGGTGGAATATGTCCGTTTATATCGATAAGAAGTATATCTCTCTCCTCGCTCCTAGACTAAAACAGTTCAAGCAGCGGGGAGAGTTTTTATGGAACTTTAGATGTCCTGTTTGTGGAGATTCCTCCAAGGATAAGACAAAGGCCCGTGGTTATATCTATAAGAAGAAAGAAAACTTCTTCTTTATGTGCCACAACTGTCATTCGTCTACCACGTTCCAAAAGTTCCTAAAAGATGAAGATCCAATGCTATACCGTGACTATGTATTGGAGGCCTTTGTGCAATCCAATACCAGAAATAGTGTAAACGTTCAGGACTTTGTAACCAAACCGGTATTCAAACCTTTATTTCATGTACCAAGTTCTGATGCTTTGTTTGCTGCTGGTGCGGGTCGTATCAAGGCGTTACCACCAGAGTTCTATGCAAGAAAGTATCTTGAGGATCGTAAGGTATCTCTTATAGATATGTGGTTTGCGGCAGACTTTGCGGAGTTTGTCAAGAACCTTTACCCACACTATGAGAAAACACTATATAAGGAACCACGCATAATCATACCGTTCAAAGACAAGGACGGTAACCTTCTAGGCATCCAGGGGCGATCACTTGACAGACATGCGAAGATCAAATATATCACAATCAAAGGCGATGAAACTAACCCTAAGATTTTTGGCTGGGATAGATTGGATGCATTGCAAACTGTGTATGTGGTTGAGGGACCCATCGATTCTCTTTTCCTTACTAATTGCGTGGCTACTATGGATGCAGCATTATACGGTGCTCCTCGCATCTTAGGTCTTGACAAGAACTACGTTTTTGTATATGATAATGAACCTAGGAACAAACAGATTGTTTCTAATATGCGGAAAACAATCGAAATGGGATACAAGGTCTGCATTTGGCCTGATACCATAAAAGAAAAAGATATCAACGAAATGGTCCTGGCGGGTACCTCACCTGCTGCCATCCAACACATTATAGATAATAATACATACAAAGGATTATTAGCGACTATGAGAATGAACCAGTGGAGTAAATTATGACAAAGATGTTGAGATTTACTAATATATCCTCACATGAAACTTTAGACATGCCAATTTATATCAATAGAGATCATATCGTTTCTGTTTATGAGAGACCAACGGATGGTGGTTCACTAAGAACAATAATTTTTGGTGCAGGTAATACATGGCATGTGGAAGAAAGTGTAAAAGAAGTTATCAAAATGATTGAGGAAGCACAATGAACGATGCTAAGATTATTGCAGTAACACAGCCGCTTATTATGGATCATATAGATATGGCAGAAAACATTATCTATAAGACTCCAGAAGAATTTATCGCATATACCGCCAGAGTATCGAATCCAGGCAATCAGAATAACAATCTAACCGCACCTAAACTCCTCAAGTATCTGATTGAACATCGCCACTGGAGCCCTTTTGAGATGGTTTCTATCACAATGGAAATCAATACAACTCGTGATATCTCTCACCAGATCATTCGCCATCGTTCATTCTCTTTTCAGGAGTTTAGCCAGCGTTATGCTGACCCAACTAAGGACATGCAGTTTGTAACGAGAGAGGCAAGACTACAGGATGCTAAGAACCGTCAGAATAGTATTGAGACTGATGATGAAGATTTGGAATGGCGATGGAAAAACAATCAAGATAGTGTTACAAAGGTTGCTAAAATCTTTTATGAGGATGCTATCAAATGGGGCATTGCCAAAGAACAAGCCAGAGCAATTCTTCCAGAAGGTCTAACCACAACCCGTCTATATATGTCAGGGACGCTTCGTTCTTGGATTCATTACATTGACGTTAGATCCGAAGAAGGCACACAGAAAGAACACCGTCAGGTTGCTCTTGCTGCACAGGAAGAGATACTAAAACACTTCCCGTCATTGCGTGAGTATTGGTTCCCAGAACCTGAATTTGATGCTCAAGAAGCGATTGATAAGGCTTTTCATAAGTCATGGCATTGGAAGTTCTGGTCATGAAAATAAACACCTACCATATGCTTATCAAATATGTTGATGAACAAGGTGAAAACAAACAAATCAGACGAAACAAACTATCAAGGGTGGCCGTCGTTAGATATACAGAATACTTTAAGAACAAATACAAAGACGTTGAGTTTGAAATCATAGAAGATTTTTAAAGAGGAAGTAAGAATGGACAGTTTATATCAAGAGTTTATTTACAAGAGCAGATACTCACGCTATCTACCAGAACAAAATCGCCGTGAGAACTGGGAAGAAACAATCAATCGTT